AGGTGTCTCTTCTGTACATCTGTATGACTTACCTCTCCAGTAAACTATATCATTCTTATAATACTTCTCTTTATCTTTCCAGTTTCCTTTCCAGGATACTTTAAAGTTTTGTATATCTAGTGCCATTTGCTATTACCTTCTTTTTATTTAATTTGTCTTTAGAATCCTAAGTTTGATAGGAATGAAGCTTTAGCAGCTTTGTGAGTTGCGATTGCAGTTTTAGTTCCTGCAGTATCATCAGCCACATCAGCTAATAAGTCAATCATTGATTTACCATTCATAAATTCGTTATCTAAATTTCCCAAGCCTTGTGCAACATAGTTTGAAGCAGCTTGTAAACTTGCTTTTTCATCAGCGTCGGTTACAACAGCTACACCGTATACAGAATCATTTGCACCATCAGTTGTGATAGTAGTATTACCATCATCAATTGAGAAATAAGTTTTTCCACTTAATTCTCCTAAACTGATTGGCGTATCTCCTGTAGGAGCAGTATAGTCGTCACCTTGACCGATTCCAGCAGTCATTGAATAAATTACTTTTGCCATTTTGTTTTTTCTCCGTTTTCTTTATTTGTTATACTTCTATTTATATTATCTACCAATACCAGCATTCCACATTTGTGAACGACCCGTTGATGAGTAAGTTGCACTAGCGTGGTGTCCTAGGTTATTGTTGTTTGAGTAACCCCAAAGCAAGACTTGTCCATCTTCTGTTCCAACCATTGGTTGTAATCCGTAATAGTTAGTTGATTGGTCAATACCTTGAATACACATAGTTCTAATTCTAGTTCCTGCAGGTACAAAAGCGTGGAAAGGTTTGTATGTTCCATCTTCACCGTTCCAGTTATCTCCAGCAACACTATTTGGCATAGAACCGTATACATCACGGCCTTGACTAAAGAATTCACCATTATCTGTTAACCAATAACTTCTACCTTGGTCTGAATATGTATTACATATACAAACTTCTTTTAGGTTAGTTATCTTATCTACTTGTACAGGTGCCTGGTTTGTTCCAGTTCCACCATCACCAGAGTTGTAGTATCCACCACTATGTCCAGCAGTCCAAGTTTCACCATTTTTCAATCTCATAAATGTTGTATGATATCCATTCCAGTACATTGTCCAGAAGTCTGCTATATCTCCATTAGGAGAAGCAGTTGATTGAGTTAATTGTGTTCTATTAGATGTTGAGTTATCAACAAAGTTACCATAACCATTGTAACCTGTTGCCCATATAAATCCGTTTCCGTCTAATATGTAGAAAGCAGAATTAGATGAGTGAGCGTCACCTTGCCATACAGCGATACCACCATTGTCAGCAGCATTAAATCCAGTCATTAATACTGGTCTGTATTTGTCAGTCGTTGTTGTATCTCCTAATTGGCCGATGTTGTTTCTTCCCCAACCGTAAATGTTGTCTTGTGATGTTCTAGCATAGAATGAAGTACTATCTCCACCAGTTGCTAAAATATCAATAATTTTTTCGTCATTAAAGAATTCTCTTGGTATTCTCTTAGGACCGTATGCGTTATCTGTTCTACCGTCTCCGACTTCACCGTAACCATTGTAACCCCAAGTGTATACATCTCCATCATCTGTTAATCCGCAAGGAGTATGTGTTGAATCTTCGTTCATTAATTTCATTGCGATTTTGATAAAGTGTACATCTTCTAATCCGTCAGGTGACATTGCAGAACCAGGAGCACCATCATAACCAGTACCTTGTTGACCGTGTGAACCGTAACCACCGTGGAATACTTGTCCATTGTCAAACAAAATCATTGTTCCGTCGTAAGACATTTCAATTTGAATAGCTCTAGGTGTTCTCATTCTGTCATAACGAGTCCACTTACTACTTCTTCTTTCGTTGTAACCGCCTTCGTTTCTGTTTTCAGAATTGTAGAAATCTCTCCATCTAAAGGTTACTTCTCTAAAGTATGAAGAAGAACGGTCTTGTTCCATATTGTGTCCAGAAGTACCGTGTCCGATTGTCCATACAGAACCATTTTTATCAATGTACATATGACATCTGTAGATGTTAGCACCACTAGAATGACCGTGTTTATATGGCCACGCAATAGGTCCTTTGTTCGGGAACCAAACACCAGCACCTTGTTCTTGGTTGTTCATTCCAGCCCAAGATTCCCAGCAGTTGTGGTACGATTGAATATGTGCAGGATAATTCTTACCTGTCTCATTGTTTTGTTCGTGTTCACTTCTTCCAGTTAATCTTCCAGAAGTAACCGTTGATTTAGTCATCAATGGCGACCTTGTAGGTTCTTGGAATCCGTGTTGAGGTGGTCTTCCTCTATTGTCTCTTAAACATCTGTATAAACCAGTACCGTGTTTGTAAAATTTCTCACCAGTAGAAAGTCTTTTAAATGGTTTGTATGAAACAATATCATTATAGTTATATTGTGTATTAGGACTAAACTCTCCTCTAAATCTCATAGAAGATTGTACTTTGTCCCAATGTCTGTAACCTCTCCAAGACTTTTCAATGTCCCAACCGAATGTGTTATACATTCCAGAAGTTTGTCTAGCAGTCGTGTTAGGTTCTATACAGAATGGATATATTTTTGTACTTTCAGCGTCTGATTGTGTTGCTTGATAAGGAATAGTTATCTCAACATATCTTCCTGCCATATGTTCAAAAGTATATTTGTTTCCACCTTTAACTTTACCATTAGGCATAGTTCTAGGATAGTTTCTATCTTTTGTATTATTATCATTGAAAAATGTTTCAATGTAAGTGTTTTCGTCAACTTGTATGTTGTTTAAGTAATATTTAACAACACCGTTTTTGTTGTAACCTTGCCACTTTTTAATATTTCCAGGAGCGTATGTTTTTCCAAGATTTGTTGAAACATCAAATGTTTCAGCAGCTTGACCCATACCAGAATGAGCATTACAATATAAGTAAAGTTTTGCTGTTCCGTTTCTTAATTTAATTTCTGTGTATGCACCTCTGTTTCCAGGAGTACCTACATATTTAACACCAGCAGTAAGTTCAGCACCACCACCGTGTGTTCCGTCAGAAGTTGTAGATAGTTTTAATAAATGTCCAGCATTTGTACTATCAGATTGGTCAAACTTATAAGTTTTTCCTTCTTCTAACATAATTGAAGTTGCAGTTGGTAAAACACCATCAATGTAGTATTTGTTTCCTGAACCAGGATTAGCAACTGAAACTTGCATTGTTCTTTCAACATTTGCTGTTGGGTCTGTAAGTTTCGGCATATACAAGTCTACTAAATTTTCGTTTGAAGTAGGACTTGAACCTAGAGCAGTAGTTGTTCCAGTACCTGCATTTGTAATTGCTTGATAAGCACCTGCGATACCACCAACCGTTGCAGTTGAAGCTTCGCCAACTAATTGATAAACAGGTTTACCATTTACTAGTAATATCTTTCTTCCGGCACTATCGTTTGCAGTTGTTGTATCGTCTCTTTGTTGAGTGATTACAGCAGAAACATTAGAACCAACTTTTAATGCACCTTGAACATACACATATGAGTGTGAGCTTCCAGTGATTGAATGATATTCAGTTGAGTCACCTGTGTTAATATAAATTGTTTTTCTTGCGTGTGCAGAAACACCACCTGATGTTTGTCCTGCCCAAGCATTTGATACTTGTAAGTATGTGTTATTACTAGCGTCTGTTAATACAGATACAACGGTATCTTTTAATTGAGTTCCGTCTGTATGTAAATGTCCTTGTAATGATGGACTTGCTTCTGTTTCCCAACCAGGTACATCACCTTGGTCAAAAGAAAGTTTATGAGCAGCACCAGCACCACCTCTTCTTGTATCTTCAGCAATTGCAGCCGCTTCAGTTTTGTACATAGGTGAAAAGAATCCACTATCACCATTTGAAGCAGTACCTTTAACATAGTAAGGTCCATCAGGATCTTGTCCTAATGACTTACCAGTATCGCCGGCATTGTGTATACCGTCAGAAGTATAAGAGAAACCTAATGGATAATATTTGTTATTAGGTTTGTCTTGTGAAAATCTGTATGTGTGTCCTTCTTTAAAGTTTTCCCAGTTTCTATAACCTTCAAATTGTCTACCTTTAGTATCGTTACCTACTCGGTTATCAATTTTGAAATCTGGAACACCACCTGATACATTAACCTCTACACTAAAAGTATTGTGTACAGGCATATAGTGGTATTTAAAGTAATTTTGTTCGTAATGATTATATGTGTCTAATTGGTCATAGTCATCTTCGCATTGAGCAAACATTGCGTCATACTCACCCATTAAGTTTTGTTGATGGCGAACAACCGTTCCTAATGATGAATCAATATAATCGTGTCTAATTTCATTTGCACCGTCTTCGTTAGAGCCGTAAGTAGAGTTTTTTGTGATAGGATTACCGTCTTGGTCAGTTCTACTTGTTTCGCCTCTTCTTTCATTTTCAGTCCAATATTGTGTATGATTAAAAGTGCTATCTACACCATTGAAGTTCGGGTCATTTGACCAGAAGTCACCAGTATAGTCTTTTGGATTATATCCAAATATTTTTGTACCAGGAGCATACGCAGAAGAACCATCAGCAAAGTATTCTTGTTTCATAATCCACATTGCGTTATTATGATAAACAATATCGTCTCGTCTGTATTGTTGGTCCTTATTGAATTCTCCTTGGAATTGTAATTTAATTCTTCCGAGATTAATTTTTGCCATTTTTATTTTCCTATCTTAATTGTTCTTTATATTTATACTATCCTAAAACAGCGGGTTGTGGCATAGAGCAATAGTCTCCGTCGTTTTGACCTTGCATATGGTCTCCACCGTAACCCCAAATTAGGTATCTGTTATCAAAAGTTCTAATTTCTCTAAAGTGGTATCTGTTACCGTCTGTAGAGTAGTAACCTCGTCCTCTTACATCTTCAACTCTTCCGTGAGCGTAATTAGGCATTCTTTGCATTTGGAAATAGTAATCATCTGTTTCTTCAATACCATTAGCTGATTGTCTGTCATTATATTCAGACGACCAACCTTGAGCACCTAGTCCATAATTATTTCTTCCAGTATTAAACATAAATCCGTCATATGTTAATACCCATACATTACACATCCATTGGTTACCATATTCACTATTACAACCAATGTCTTTAATGTTGTGTAAGTCAGAAGTTGTAGTTCCATTTATCTGCCATTTTGGTGAAACAGCAGCAGTTTGATTTGTTGAGTTTCCAATACCAAGTTCATAGTTACCATTGTAACCACAACACTTAATTTCGTCTTTACTATCTTTAGTCCAGAAACTTGCGTATCTGCCGTTTCCTGTAAACCACATATTTTGACAATCAGAATATGTTCCACTACCTGGACCGTTAGACATAATTGTAAATGAGCTGACATCTGTAGTATTGCCCATCATAGCCCAACCGTATTCATTTCTTCCACACCAATATATCTTACCTTTTTCAGTAAGAATGGCACATCTTTGATATGATTGTTGCGAGTCTACTAGTAATTTTTTAATCTTACCAGGATTACTTGCACCGTTATCCCAAGTGATACTTGGAATTTCAGTTGGTACTGATAAGTTAGTTGTATTACCGTGTCCTAAAACACCGTAACCATTGTAACCCCAAGTATATAATTTACCGGTTACATCTAAAGCAAAACAGAAAGCGTATCCTGCACCAGCAGTCCAGAAAGCGTCAATCTTATTACCATTGAAGTAAGTAGTCTTATTAATTTTTGTAGGTCTACTTAAATCAGAAGTATTGTTTTGTCCTAATTGACCGTATCCATTGTAACCCCAAGCCCATAGTTCGCCGTCAGTATCTAACGCATAACAACTATGTGTACTTGTGTTATTGTCTCCGCCCCAATTAGTAATATAAATTCTTTTAATTCTTGTATCTTTTAATGTGTGAGTTGAAGTATTAGCAGCAAGATAAATTTCTTGGTATGTACCACCACATCTTACCGTGTATCCTCTGTCCGAAGTAGCAGCGTCACCATTTTGTCCGTGACCTCCGTAACCCCAATGGTATATTTCACCATTATTAAATAGTGCCATACCAACTTGATATCCAGATAATAGTTGAATTGCTTTTGGTACTTCTCCATCAGGAGTAGTATGAATACCACTACCACCGTTATCTGTACTTCTGTACCAGTCTAGGAATGGAAATACCATACCAACACCAGTCATAACAGAACCACTTTCTAATCCGTTTTGACCAGCAGAGTTTGAACCCCAACTTGTAATTGAGCCTCTACCGTTAATGAAACAAGGCCAGTTAACACAATTCGCTTGTTGGAATTGTCCAGGCAATCTGTATAACGGATGGTCATCACCGATAGGTCCGTTTTCATTACATAATGCCATTGCTTCTAATCTGTTTCCACTAAAGAAGTTTTGATAACCTCTTGCTTTTTTCTGTGTACTTGCGACATCAAATGCAATAGCAGCACCAGAATATAATACTTGTGCGTCAACAGCTAATGAATCACCTACAAGGTTGTTTTCACCACCCATCATTTCAGCTTCGTCATTATTTTCCCATTGTGCGTTTTGCATTCCTCTTTTTTGGTCTCTAGCGATTTCTATTTGAAGAGCACCCCAAGTACCAATTGATAATATATCAAAAGTAAAGTCAGGTGCACCGCCAGCTCCTAGAAGTGAGTCACCCATTGTAATTGTTTCGTTAACAGCATATCCTAAGCCACCCATTTGACCACCAAGTGATTTTTTGGTAACTTTAACTGAAATAACAGCACCGTTATTATCTACTTCAATATCAAATGTGCAGTTTGAACCAGCACCAGAAGATGAAGATTGTGTTAAGTTTCTGTATATACCAGGTTTTCTTTTGTAATGTGCAGTTGAAAAGTTTCCAACCGTTTTAACTGATTGGTAACCTTCACAAGTAATATGTACTTGAGGAGAGTTATATCCACCAGTTCTTCCTGCACCACTATTTTCAGCAGCTGCAGTAGTATTTGTAGTATTTACAAAAGGATAATATCCTGCTTGTCTAGCAGGTGAAGCAGAAGTAGATGAAGTATCTATTGTTGCAACAGCACCACTATCTGTAATTGTTTCGTCATCAAATTGATGTTCTTCTGAAATTCTTTCCCAATACTTGTTTGCGTCTGTATCAGTATCTTGGTCCCAAGGTAAAGTACCTGCGACACCAGATGTGTGTTCTCTTAAACAAACATAAGTACATCTAATTTTTTGAATTTGGTCTCCAGAATATTGGTTGTTTGTAGAAAAGTCATTATCTACAGGAACATTTATTCTGATTATATCATTTGCATTGTAAACAACAGAAGCTTCACTATGGTCACCTCTCCATTTAAATGATTGTCTGATTTCTTTCCATACTTGGTTTTCGGCAACGACCATTTTAGGTCCCCAAGTAGCAGAAGGATTATCAAAGTTGAAGATATAAATTTCTTTTGGAGTTTCAGCAGTAATCTCTATTCTAATTTCTCTTTTAGTAGCATTATTAAATGTACCAGAGTTAAAGTAGTCACCACTTGCAGTTCCACCACCAACAGACTTACCGTCTAACATATAGGTTACATCTGTGTGGAATAAATTTGTTTCTTTTGATGAAGCAGAGTCAGAAAATGCAATCTTGTTATCATCAAAGTCATTACCGTCTTGGTATAATACTAATGTATCACCAATTTTGTATTGTACTTCTGATTGAGGCCAAGTTGCTTCACCGTCCCATTTGTAAGCATTACCACCAGTACTTGCTGATGTAGCAATAGTTACCCTTGCATATCTTTTTTGTTGAGCTTCTGTTCCAGTATCAGGTGCTACTCCTGTAGTAGACGAATTTTTAACACAAATATAATCAGAATTGTTGTGTAATACAACATCATCTTTAAAGTATGTTTTCGTACTTGAATAATCACCCTGGTAATTGAAGAACAGATTACCAATTCTAGTTTTTGTTGTTGCCATTTTTATATCTTCCTATTTAACTATTATTTATGTTGTTTCTATTACCAAGTCTCCAGATTTATCAATGTTTATTTGCATAGTTCCGTTGATAAATTCAAATCCTTCAGTTGCGTCCGTACCATCAAAGTAAGCACTTTCTTTTTGTATTAACTCATTTGCATTTGTTATTACTCTTCTCTTTAATGATAAGTCTTCATCATCAATTGAAAGTGTTTGTAATGTTGGAGTTCCTTGTGCGTCAACATATGACTTATTAACTAAATCATTTGCAGCCGTTGGAGCAATAGCAGTTTGTGCTTGTGCAGAAAGAGTAATTATACCATTGTTTTGTGTTCCAATAGTTAAGTTAACATCTGTTCCACTCGTACCTGTTGTAGAGATACCTGTTCCAGAAGCAGTAATTGAACCAGCAGTTAATGAGTTAACTGATAAATCATTCTGTCCTCCACCAAGTTGACCATCTACATAAGTCTTAATCGCTCTTTCGGTAACGAGAGCAGTATCAGAATTATCTGCTAATGTTCCGTCAGTACTAAATTCATTAATTGTAGCACCGAAGTTACCTTGTGCGTTTGAGCCTAGACTCAATTCTTGTAATCCAGAAAGGTCAAATGCTTCAGCGTTCAATGTCGCTTTACCAGTTGCCTGTTCAATTCTAAACAAGTTACCAACTCTAAAGTTACCGTCTTGGTCAGTAGATGAGTAGAATACTCTTCCTCTATCTGCTTCAAATATTTCATCATTTGCGTCAGGTAATTGTGTTGGTGTGTTAGGATAATTTGTTGTAGTAATATCACCAGTACCTACATCCAAGAAGTCGTGTCCAGTCAATCTAATGTTTGAGTAATTACTTCTCAATGTTGCAGTCTCGGAGTGTGTTGGAGTGTTAGAAGTTGTAAATTTAGGATTTACTCTAACAAGTCCAGCGCCAGCATTATAACCGGTTACACTAACAACATAATATGCTTGATTGGATATTCCAGCAAATTCAACAATGTCACCACCAGTTGGTGATTTAGATAATCCTGTTAATCTAACAAAGGCAGTACCTTCACTAGAGATTTCAGCATAACCGTCACCTGTAATAGTTGCAGTTGTTGTTTCTGTTTTATATCCAGAACCACTTGTTGTTACCGTAGTTTGTGAAATTACACCATTACCAATATGTGATGTTGCAGTTCCAACCGTACTTGCGTTAGGGTCTGTGATTGTTACCGTTGGTGCAGAAGAATAACCGGCACCACCGTCTAATATAAGAATTTTTGAAATTTGTTGATTTTCTACAACTGCTCTTGCGAGTGCGTTTCTACTAGGAGAACCACCACCACTTAAAGCAACTCTTGGTTCAATTTCATATCCTGAAGTTGTATCAAAAGTTGTTGCAGCTGATAATCCAGAGTTTACGAATACATCAAATCCTGCGACACCACTTTCTTTTTGTACCGTTGCAGTTTTTGTAGAAGCAACATAGTCAGCGATAACACCTGTGTTACCATAACCAGTTCCTGTATATACCGTAATTCTCATACCATTGTAGAAGTCATCAGGTTGTGAATCAGAAGCAGCAAGTTTAATTGTACTTGCAGTTCCTGTTTGTGCAAAACCTGTTGTAGTAAAGTGTGTTGATCCTGTAGTGTTAACTTTAACAAAGTTTACAGCACCATCAGCGTGAGTTGTTGATACAGCACCAGAAGCACCGGATCCTGCAATTGCAACACTTGAAGAAGTGTAATCATTTCCAGCGTATTGTAATTCTAATCTTCCGATTCCAGAACCAGATACTAATACTCTTCCTACTTGAGCTTCGTTGTTTCTTAAATCAACATTACCAGTATATGGTGTTTCATTAGCGTCAATACCACTTGCAGTTGAACCGTATTCACCGTAAGAGTTGTTTGAGTTCAAACTTCTCATAACAGCACCACTATCACATAAGTAACCGTGATGTGCGTAATATGTAAATACAGATACTAATTCTGATTTAGCATTATTCAATGCCCAAACTCCAATACCGTCAGAAGTTACCTGTGTAAAGTCGTTTGCAAGTATACTTCTGTTTCCAGAGTTGTGTAATGAACCGTCAATCTTAATACCAACAGAACCGAATCCAAAGTGAGTACAATTCTGAATAAATGGTGATTTAGATGTAATGTGTGTAGTTGTATCGCCAACTCCAGTTCCTGGGTCTAATGCAAATACAACACCACTTCGTGTTGCACCGTCAGAAGTATTAGGTCTTGCAACTCCGTAAGAGTCAGCAGTTCCCATAGTTCCAACCATTCCAGTAAATGTAAATCCTGCAACCGTTGTACCGTTATGTACTCTAAACATATCAGCACGATTGTTTGGAGTGTTTGTTAGTCCAGCAACCGTTGAGTTACCAGCAGCAGGTTTAATTCTTGTACTTCTAACACCGTCTCCAACTAATTGTGTATTAGCAGATAAAATGATAGGTAATGATTCTTCGTATTCTCCAGTTTTAACATAAACCGTTTTAAATGTAGAAGCGGTTACATTAGCGTTAATCCAAGTCATTGCATATTGCAAAGTTAACCAAGGTTTGTCTAATGAAGTTCCTCTACCTGTATCAGAAGCTGGGTCGTTGTCAGTACCGTGTTTAGCAACAAAGTAAACATTTGCTGTAACCCCAGGTATTGTCCAACTAACATCTGTTCCGTCTGATTGAACAACAGCACCAGCTGTACCAATTGGCAATCTAATATTTTGTGTAGCGTTTCTTGTTAATAAGTCACCTCTTGTAGTGGTAACAAAGTTTGAATCTCCTTCAGCAACTAGGTCCCAGTAAACTCCGCCTGTATCATAATCAGGTCTCTTAGCGTCTCCTACAACAGCAGAAGATGTGTGAGCAAGTTTACATCTATAAGATGATGAACCGTAACCAACTGAATCACCAGGAGCATAAGCAGTTGCGTCTGCCCAATTGTCTCTCCAGTTAAATCCTTCGTTTAATAAATCCCAAGTCGCAGTAGTTGTTGGTACAACTCCAGTTGCGTCTTGTTTTGCAACATAAGTATGACCACCATATCTTACTACATCACCAGTTTTGTATGCAGTACCACCAGCATATGTACCTTGCATTTTGTAACCAGTTGTTAAAACCGTCCAATATGAAGCGTTGTTATATGGTGTTTGACCTGTTGATTGTTGTTCGGCAACATAGTTGTAACCACCGTAGGTTACAATGTCACCTGCTTGATATGCAGTTGCAGAATTGTATGAATCTTCAAATTCTAATCCAGAAACGAATAAAGTAAATTTAGTAGTATCAATAGTTGAAGCGGCAGTATGTTCAACCGTACAAATGTAAACATTCGCACCGTACTTTGCTAAATCGTTAACTTTATATGCAGTCGCAGCTGTATAAGTTCCTGTCCATTTAAATCCTGGAACAAATGATGTCCATTTTGAAGTGTCATCATATAAATCTGATTGTGAAGTGTGCGCTTCATTACATACGAAAGTTGAACCTCCCCATTGTACTACATCATCTACTTTATAAGCAGTTGTTCCTGCCCAAGCACCTTTCCACTCTTGTCCTGCAACCATCTTTTTCCATTTGGTTGCTGTTAAATCTGTTTCAAACGCAGCTGAACCTGTATGGTTAGCCATCGCCACGAAGCTGTTTCCTCCGTATCTTACAACATCATCTTTGATGTATGCTGTTCCTGTAACCCAATCTCCTTTAAAGTGAAATTTAAGTCTACCTAGAATAAAATCTGCCATTTTTATCTCTCTCTATTTAATTTTTACAAATACCTGTTAATGTTGTTTTGGGTATAATAAGTTCCTCCACTAGGTGTCCAGTTAGCTCCTGTTGTAGAAGTTGCTGTCTCACTAGCGGCGTATGTATAATCTTGTTGATACCTTGCAACCAGATTACCGTCATCATTTATAAAATAAAAAAGTTTCAACGGATCAAATCTTGTTTGTTGATACTTTCTAAACTTTGCGTTTGTTTGATAATGGGAGTCCGTTGTTTCATCATAATCACTTTGTAGTGTATTCTGAACCGTTGTACCATCACTTGCTTTACCTAGTGCAAGTCCTTCAAAACCATTAAACCCAAATCCTTCACCAGAGTTAACTTCAATTGTCTCATTACTATCTAATTTTACTTTAGTATAGATTAAGAGACCATTAACATCACGGTTAAGGGCGTGCATTGCATATTCGTTAGAGATTTGAAAACCAGCAGCGTCTGTTGCTACTGCTTGTGAAGCTCCTGTTGGTAATGCTAATGCCATTTAATTATTCCTCTTCGTTTCTTTATATTTATACAATAACCAGCGTCTAAAAACTATTAAGTATTTTCTAATACCGACATTACCGTATCTGTATTTCCGTGAGACGCAATAACTCTTATAATGTCATTTGCTTCAAGGTTTACAGGTTTATCTAATATAAATGTGTTATTTTGTGGTATGATGATATTAGACATCAACGCCTTAAAAGTCGTTCCACCGTCTATTGTTATTTTTACATCAACTTCTGCTTGTGTATCAGTTGAAGTATTTGAAATGTAAACAGCGTGTAATACAGCAGTACCATTTGATGGTGCTGTATAAACATTTGCAGTTGAGTCATCAACTTGCGAGTTTGTCATTCCTGCGTTTTTAAAAGCACTAGCCATTTATTATCCTCCAAATACCACAGCAAAGGCAAGAATATCTCCTGTCAATGCTAGTGTTCCACTAGAATCTGGTAGTTTAATCGTTCTATCAGCAGTCGGATTTTCTACCGTTAATGTTGTTTCAAAGGCGTCAGCTGTGGCACCTTCAAAAATAATGTTTGCGTTATTAAAAGTTAAGTCTGTTGTTGATACAGCACCTGCTTGTAATACTGATTGAATATTAACAGCAGAGGCACCACCAACTTCTTTAATAGTGTTCGCATTTTGCTTCGTGTAAAACTTACCGTCAGCAATGTTCATTGCTAATTCACCAATTTCTAAATCAGATAATTGAGGAACAGCAGAAGCTGTAAAACTTCTTTTTGGTTTAAGTATTGCGGTCATTAGAACAGACCACCGTCAATAGTATTCAATTCAACAGCACCACTTGTTACCGTAAATTGTGTACTATGAAATGACGCAACTCCTTTATTACTTGTACTTGCGTCTTCGCCAGCAATTGTAATTGAAGAACCAGAAGCAGAAGTATCAATTCCTTCTCCTGCAGAAATAGTTAATGTGTTTCCTAATCCAACCGTACCAGTTCCAGTCTCACCAGCAAGTAAGAGATTTGGATCCGCAAGTTTAGAGTTTGCAATACTTCCTGCTAACATAGCATTTGTAACCCCACCTGCTTTAACAGATAAAGCGTCTGATATTACAGCGATTGAAGTATTGTCTACATTAACATCTAAAGTGTTTCCTGCTTTTACCATAGCTGCACCGGCAACTACTTGACCAGCACCAGAAAATTGTGATACAGGTAATTCAGTATTATTTGCAAGTGTACTATCAGTTAAAGTTGGTGTACCGTTGTGAGTGAATACATAACCGTTATCACTATTAGCAGTACCTTCTTCTACGAAAGTAAATGTACCACCAGTTAATTCAGTACCAGCGTTTGCGTCTTGTGTTCTTGTTAATCTCCAGTTAGTAGAGTTAGTACCAACGATTTCTACTAGGTAGATACCGTTTTGTCTAGCTTCACTTTGGTCTTTAACCATAACTCTATCGTTTAGTGATAATGCAACACCGTCAATAGTTAGTGCAGCTTGAGTTCCATTATTGTCTAATCTACCATTTGATTGGTCATATGTTGCAGATAAGTTTGCTGTAGTAGCAACTCTACAACTATCTTTTACATCTAAACCACTTGAAGCACTATCAACATATTCTTTTGTTGCAAGTGAGTCAGCAGCGAAACCTGCTCTATCTTTATATCCACTAGGTACGGTAACCGTTCCAGTTCCGTGTGGTGATAAAGTAATATTTCTATTTGCAGCCGATGTAGCAATGTCTTGTCCATCTATTGTTAAATGGTCAACGACTACATTTGTTAATCCAGCAATGTCAGTTGTAGCAGTACCGAGAGTTAATGCAGTAGTACCTAAGGTTACACCGTCATTTGCAAGTTTAATATTTGATACGCCACCGTCAGCAAGTTGTGTTGTGCCAACTCCACCATCTTGTACTTTAATAGTTACCGTATTACCGGAAACTGCTGTATCAATTGTTGTATCACCAGTTAGTAGTAGAGTAGAGTTAGTTGAGTAATCTGTTGTTGCACCAGCACTATCTTCAATTGTAAGTGTAGTATCTACAGCGTCAAATCCTAATTGAGCTTCAGTACCAGAAGCAGAAATTACTTTTAGAAATTGTCCTTGAGAACCTGCACCGTCAGGTAATAATAGTGTTGATGAATTTGTTAGTGATAATGGAGCTTTTAAAATAACATTGTTTGAACCGTTATTTGTTGCTTCATTAAAAGTTATACGACCAGATTGAGTTGTTTCGTTACCAACTATAATCTCGTCAATTCTTTTGTTTGAATCTGTTGTTATTAATTTTTCAGCAGTAATGACACCGTTCGTTGTTGGAAATAAACTAGTGAAATACTTACCACCAATTACATCAATATCGTTTGCGTTTCCTGAACCGTCTACACCACCTGCACCTACGAATAATCTATCACCGGCATTACCAGCAGTACCTGTGCCATATGTAAATGCTAATTCACCAAGTTTTAGTGTTCCTGGAGCTAAAGCATTAGCACTTCTTTTTATTCTAATTATTGTTGACATATCTTAACTCTCTCTTTTGTTACCTTAAACTTAAAATGAACCACCGTTCAATGTTATTGAACCAGTAGTAGTTGAAATCTCGTCTCTTACAACAAATTTATCACTTGTTGCAGAATACTGAATCATACTACCATCTGCTAAGGTAGAAGCGTCTACATCTCCCATTAATCTAAATTTCAAAGTAGAATTGGTAACAGCAGTTTGAGAAGCTGCACCTGCAGGCATAGTAACCGACACTTGTTGTGGTCTACTTATCGTTGAATCTATTCTTGCTTTAATTTGCGACACTTTTAGTCTCCCTTAATTGTTAATATTTATAACCGAAGGGTATTCAAAAACTAATAGTTTAAAAATAATTAAATGGTCACATTAGGACGCACGGTTATTATACCTTCAATAACCCTGGTTACTACACTATCACTAGTTCTCGTAACCTCTACATCATAAACATATCTTGCTGGCGCATCCAAGGCACCAGATTGAGCAGAAGTCAAAGATAGTGTTATAATGCCTGTAGCAGGGTTTGCTACGGCAGCAGTCATCACTATCCGTGTCTTTGTACTCTCATACCCCTTTGCCATTTTAGCGGCAACGGTATGTCCAGTTAAGTCCCAAGCGGCACCATCATTTCCTGCAAGTGTTATATTTGAAGAAAATGTTGTTCCTTGGTCTATTCTTAAATTTGCTATAGCAGCCATTTACTTAATCTTTTTTCGGTTCTTCTGTTTGAGTTTCTTCTTGTTTTGGAGCAGTTGGATCAATACCTAGAAATTCACAAATCTTAGCATTGTAGTATCTAACTAACACATCAATTTTTTCAAGTTCAATCTCAACTCTCGCTTTGTTTTGTACTAATTCTTGTCTAGCGATAACATAATTTTTAGTTCTATCGTCAAACTTCTCTTCATCATACTCTTTACCATTTATTTTAATTGCCATAATTATCTCCTTGTATTATTATTTATAAGCGTTCTTATATCAGATTTTACCATCATATTTAATTTCTTTTTCATAATAGTCTCTAATATCAGGTATCATTCCCAATTGTTCATCTTTAGGAAACGCAGATATGATTGGGTCATAAATGTGTTCCTTCCCTTTATATACTTCAAAGTATGGGTCATTGCCAAATAACAAGTCCTTGTCGTTTAACAAATCGTAAAACTTATCACCATAATCTCTCTCTAT